ATCATCGGTGGGCCTAGTGGTCTGCCACACGTCTATATCGTTGCGGTCGATCCTGTATTTGGTGGCCATTGAACTATCCTTTCGGTATTAGCGATCGGTATTAGCGATCGGTCGGGACACATCTATAGTATCGGCCATATACAATGACTTGTCAAGTGATTTTACGGTAATTTTACGATTAAATGCAAAATATTTTTCAAGCCTGCCAAATATGGTCGGGTTTTGCCGGTTTGGGGGTCGGTGTGGCTCTGTACGGGAGATGTGGGGGGATTGCGGATTGGGCTCGGAGTCGTTTACAGGAGTCATTTACATTTATAAAATCTATGTCTTTATGGGGGCCCGACTTATAGGCGTGAGTTAAAAGTCATTTACAGACGTTTACGGGTTTTTAGGGGACGTAAGTGTTGTAGGTTGTTTCCCTTAACCTATATACTATATATACTTATATATATGGGTAATAAGGGTTATGCTCCGGCGTGGCTGGTTATAAGTGCAAACCGGAAAGCTGGGGTCCGCTGGAAGACTTTTTTGGCCCCGCCGGAGCACTTTTTTCAGACTCCATCGATTTTAACTATTTTAGTTAAACACGTAAGCCTATGTGCCGCATAGACATATAGTGTTTTTAGGTGTAAATGACTATTGGAGTCATTTACACTTATCCACAAGTTATCCACAATTTGTGCTCATTTGACAAGGTGCGAGGTTTGTGCTATGCAAATCAGCTCCGAGTTCGTTCGCCCCACAATGGGGTCAAAAAGGGCTGTTTTGCGGTCCGCCCGCCCCACTGGGCATGGCGACTACGTGTTTTTCGGGGTTTTTCGGGGTTTCTCCGGGTTTCTCCGGGTTTTTTGGCTGTGAGGGTCGATTCGAAGGGGGGTGGGGCCCCCAATCCGCTTTGGCGATGTGTATGTATAGGCCCCAACGCTACAACGGCGCCGAAAACACTCAGGATAATTGACTTGACAAGTCTTCCCCCGCCAGCTATAGTAACGACACCAAATTGTAGCCGGCGGTGGACCTAACTGGCGAAGGATTTCGAAAGTGCTCTATAATAGAGGCAACGAAAGGATCCCCTCACATGAAACCGTCCCTACTCGCCGTTGTCGTTTTAATATCGTGCTTAGTAATGGGCTGTACCTCTGAACAGCGAGCACGCTTTATCCGTGCATTTCGAATCGCGGATCAGCATGCGCATGAAGTTGATGCAGTACTGCACGAGACGATTTTGGAAGAGCCCTCGACGGATGAAGCCCCCACAGAAAGTCTCCCACAGAAAGTCCCCATGGGCCCACCCCATTGACCGATGTGGAATGTGCTTGACCAAATGAGAATGCTGATTACGTGAAACCGGTCGGCGCAGCCCGTTCTGGTAAAGGGTATCTCGCGTCTCTCAGCAAGCACCTTGACAAGTAACCTTTTTAGCCCTAACGTTTTATGTATGGGCAAACAACCTACCCCACTACAAGAGGTGTTCCGCAGCCGGGGTCAGAAGTTAAAAATGCTGGCCGCCTTTTCTCGTCTAGGCCATCTACAAAATGCTTGCGAAGAAGCGGGTATCGCCGTCCACAAGCACTACAGTTGGTTAAATCACGATCTGATCTACGCTGAAGATCTAGAGATCGCCAAGATGATGGCTGCGGATTTGTTGGATGACGAGATCTGGCGAAGGGGCTATAGTGGGGTCGAGCGTCAAGTCGGATGGCACCAAGGGGTCTCCGGTGGGACTGAAACGGTCTACTCCGACAAACTGGCGCTCGCTCGTATCAAGGCCATGAAGCCTGAAGAGTATTCCGAGAAATCGGATCTTAGGATAGACCACCAACAGACGGTGACGATCCAAGAAGCTAAGACCGAATTGCAAGCGATGGTGGAGAGAAATCCGACGTTACTGAATTTTTTAAAAGAAACGTTAGATCCGGCGACCATTAGAGCAATAGGCGTAGACGATGATGATATCCTTACGGTTGACGTCGCTAGTGTCCCCGTTGAGATTTCCTCAAAACCCGAACCCGAGATTGATCCCCTCTTCACCTAATGGTAAACAAGACCCATGGGCGAACGATCTCCAACCCTCCCGACCAAACCTCGCATCTCATCCAACACGCCCTCGCCGTTGCAGCGTAGTCGGGCAGCCAAAGTCAAGAAAGCTAAGCGTCTCACGGCTGTGCCTCTTGTCGGTTCGGATGCTGAACGTAAACGGATTCTAGAGTTATCAAAACTCATTGGGTCCAAGATAGAAGTTGACCAGCTCGCTAACGTCTATTCGCACGCGATGAGTCAGCACGAGTTCTATCAGTGCCAACACCAAACTTTAAAACCTGATGGCCGACCGTATCCTTGGCAAGTGGAGTTTCACAATGCGTCAGCCCATGCCAGAGAACGAGGGATCATCGCAGGAAACCAGACCGGCAAAACCGCCACGTGCGCTTGGGATGTCGCCATCCAAGCAACAGGACGATACCCGAAGTGGTGGAAAGGGAAGCGACACACTAATCCCGTTAAGATATGCGTTGGCAGTGAGACGAATGAAACCCTACGCGACCCTCAACAGTTGGCCCTATTCGGACCGTTCAAACCGGAGACGAAAGTTCCCTCTGGGAAAGGTACCGTTCCCGGAGAGTGCATAAGACAAGTTACCTATCGACAGTGTGGGCTGGTGGGGGTGTATGATGAAGTTCTTATCGATCATGTGTCGGGCGGTACCTCTGTTGTTAAATCGAAAACGTATGAGCAGGGTTGGACGAAGTGGCAGGGAACGCAATTCGATTATTACTGGTTAGACGAAGAACCAGATGATGAACGGATCTACTCCGAAGTACTTCGTGGTTGTCTGCATCTCCAAGGATCCATTTTACTTTCACGTACACCGCTATTCGGTATGACGTGGGTGATTCAGCATTTCATGGAGGGCGGCAAAAAGATCTTCATGAAGAACGTGACCTGGGAGGATGCACCGCATCTCGACCGCGAAGCACGCGAAGAACTTTTAAAGTCGATCCCTAAACACGAACAGGAGTGTCGAAAGTTAGGTACTCCGATGATGGGTGAAGGGGCCGTGTACCCAGTTACCGATGAGTCGGTTATGTGCGACCCGTTTCCTGTCCCTAGATACTTTAAACGAATCGTCGGGATCGACTTTGGATGGGATCACCCCACGGGTCTTTGTTGGATCGCCTATGACGCTGACTCAGACATCATCTATGTGACGGATGTTTACCGACAACGCGAACAGCCCCCAGCGATCCACGCGGTTGCGATCGGTGAGCGTGGAGGGTGGATTCCCGTAGCGTGGCCTCATGACGGGCTCAACAAGGAGAAGAGCGGCGGGACTAATTTGATGGAGCAATACAAGTCTCTGCACGTGAATGTATTGTCCATCAGTGCTCGGTACGTGGATGACAAAGCTGGGGGTCAGCCGATAGAGCCGATCACCCAAGACATACTGCAACGGATGCTTACGGGGCGATTAAAGGTGTTTAGTCACTTGTCTCTTTGGTTCGAAGAAAAGCGGATGTATCACCGTAAAGACAATAAAATCGTGGACGCTCGGGAGGACATTCTGAGTGCTATGCGCTATGCTGTTATGATGTTACGGTTCGCACAACCGTTCGACTCGCCTATAATGCAGACACAAGCGGATACTAGTGACCCTATGAGAGGGTACTGATACACTAATTTTTATAAGGGGTACGTCCATGGCCGGGGTCTTCTCAAAACCGAAAACAGTTCGTGCGACTCCACCCACTCCTACTCCAGAAGAAACAGTACCGACTCGTGAGGAGATCGTAGGGGAAGCCCGTAAAGATCGCCGCACGGCAACTAAAAAGCGATCACGACAGAGTCTGCTTTTGAGTCGGGGGGCAGCAGGTTCGGTTTCTGGTCCTGGATCGAAATCGCACTTAGGACAGGGGTAATACGATGCCTCATACAGGTGAAGAACTGATCGCGTTACATGGGCCGATGGCCTCCGAACGATTTTTGTATGAAGCGAAATGGCGGGATGTTTCCTTTCTAGCTGTTCCGTCGAGATCTACTGAAGAGAATGGCACGCGCGGGCGAGATCGCTCAGTTAAAACTTATGACAATACCGCGATGGTCGCTGCCGATCGTTTGGCGGCTGGCATCAGTGGACTGATGACCTCTCCCGCTCTGGAGTGGATGCTGCTTCAGCCGTTAGATCCGAATGTCGATGACGATGATGCCTTGGCGTGGATGGATGACGCACAGCAGTTTGCCTTCGCGGTATTCCGTTCTCCAACTAGTGGGTTTCAATCCGCACTCAATGAATCTTATCTAGACGATGTGGGTTTCGGAACGAGTGCTATCTTTACTGACTTTGTTGTCGGTCGGGGGATTCAATATCGCACAGTGCCGCTTGATGAACTCTTTATCGCTAACGGCGGAGACGGCAGAGTTAACACGATATTCAGGCTTAAGAAATTCACTGCCGCTCAAGCTGCTGAGTTCTTCGGTAAAGAGAATTTATCGTCTGCAGCGAAGAAGGATTTAGAGGGGACTGAGCGATTAACGAAACAACGGGAATACTTCCACGTCGTTCTACCACGAGGTGACAAAGCTGTTCGAGGTATGTCGCTAGGCATCAACAAACCTTTCGCTAGTATTTATCTTGACAAGGATGCAGCTCACATCGTGCGGGAGGGGGGATTCGACGAGATGCCCTATGCGGTTTCTCGATGGAAGATCGCTAGCGGCGAAGTCTACGGCACCAGCCCCGCAATGGATGTGATGGACGAGATACGTTTGATCAATGTGCTCAAGAAGATTCAACTCGTAGCCGGTGACAAAGCCAGTGATCCCCCTTTGCAGGTATCGGACAATACGGTCCTTGGGCGTCTACGATCGGGCGCCGGTGGGGTTACTTACGTTCGCCATGGTGCTGAAATCAAGCAGATCCCTACTGGAGATCCGAGAGTCTCTGGAGAGATGATTGCAGAAGCCCGAGCATTCATCGATAGAGGTTTCTTTCAGGATATATTGAATCTACCCCTTCAAGATCGAATGACCGCTACAGAGGTTGTAGAGCGACGTAGCGATAAACTACAGACGCTGTCGCCCTTCGCAGCACGACTACAAGAGGAAAAGCACTCCCCTCTAATAGGTCGGACTCTGGCTATTGCGATACGGCAAGGTATGCTTCGTCCGCCACCACCATCCTTGGGGGCTGGGATCAGGGTCGAGTATGTTTCTCCGCTAGCCATTTCCCAAAAGAGCAGTCAAGTTCAGGCTACCAGCGTCTGGATTAATCAGTTATTGCCTCTGGCTCAGATAGATCCCGATGTGATGGAGGGTGTCAAAACAGAAGAGTTCGCCCGGTTTAGTGCGGAAGCTCTCCATGTCCCACGCCAATTGGTTCGCTCGGTCGAAGAGATTCAGCAACGCCGAGAAGCTAAAGAACAGGAACGTCAAGAAGCTAATGCGGTAACGACTGGTAGAGAAGTAGCAGAGACCGCCAAGACAGCAGCAGAAGCGAGCGCAGTTGCAGGCAGCATCGGATTAGGGTAAAAATTAACTATGGACTCAACCACCATACTCACCACCCCCACTACACCCACTAAGCTATTGAAGTTCGAACGGTAGATCGGTCATGGCCCACAAGCACTACAACACTGCCCATGATAACGTAGAGACTCGGAAGATTAAAGACTATCGTGAGTTGTTCATGAGCGAGCGGGGCATGGCAGTGCTTCAAGATTTAGCAGTTGAGTTCGGGCTGTTTGCAGCAGTGCCACCAGATAAAATCTCGACAGAGAATCTACAGTACGTGGAGGGCTGTCGCTCGGTAGTTCTCCACATCATGGCAAAGATCAATAAAGATCCATTCAAACTCCAACAAGAGGTAACGGACAATGCCACCAGAAGTGACCCCGACAGCGCCACCAGCGGATTCGACAGCCCAAGGTACTAGTGACACCATACCACCTCCTGTAAGTGATCCCGTAACACCTCCTGTAACGCCTAGCGTGGCTCCGGCAGGCCATACGGAAACTGCGCATGTAGCGCTAGATTCTCTGTTCCTTCCAGATGAATTCAAAAACGATCCAGCTATCAAAGACGCCAAGACCGTTACGGATCTCGCTAAGCAAGCGATTCATGCTCATAAATTGATCGGGGCGAACAAGATGGTCATCCCCGGAGTCGACGCCGGTGATGAAGAGTGGGCTGCAGCTCATAAAATGTTGGGCTGTCCCGATACCCCAGCAGATTACAATCTGAAACTGACTGATCAATTGCCGGAAGGGACAATCACTGGTGAAACAGTTGAGGCGTTTGCGACGTTTGCTCATTCTAAGGGGTTGTCAGCTAAACAGGCTGGTGAAACACTCGCTTGGTTTGAAGGCATAACAGGCACTCAATTAAAAGCCTTCGATGATTCTCTTGAAGCTCAGTACGAAGCCACTAAGGCAGAATTGACAGCCGAATTCGGTAACGCGACTCAAGCCAAATTAGATTCGGCCAAGGCGGCTTTCAATCAGATCCCCGGCGGTAAGGAGTTCATCGAAAAATTAGTATCGGCTCACATGGACAATGACGTGGCCACTATGCGGTTCGGCGTTCAGTTGGCGGCCATGATGGGCGAAGATCGCTTAGTTAGTCTAGAACAAAGGAACAGAGGTTTGGCACACGTAAACTCTCCCGCTGAAGCTCAAGCAGAAATTTCGAAGCTCCAACTGGATAAAGAATTCAGAACTGTATGGATGACTGACGATGCGCCGGGTCATAAAGAAGCAGTCAAACGGCTCGCCGATCTATACAAAGATGCATATCCGGAACCTGCACCTGCTTGACATTTTGTGATTAGTTGATCTATGCTTCTAGTGACGGGTAGCTTAAGGGTCCGTCTGACTGCACCAAAGTGTGCCGTCCACGAGACGCTAAATCTAGGAAGCGTCCGTATGTAAGCGGGCAGCGTTTCTGACGCAAGTTTAAACCACTTTGTCAGGAACGTTGTTATGTCCGTCCAAATTACAACTGCTTTTGTTCAACAGTACGGGGCGACGTTGGAGCACCTAGTGCAACAGCGAGGCTCTAAACTTCGTGGCTCGGTTACCATTGATTCAGGTATCGTCGGTAAGCGAGCTTTCTATGACCAGATCGGTTCGACCGCTGCGCAAGCGCCGTCGAGTCGTCACGCTGACTCCCCTTTGATCAGCACACCTCACGCGCGACGGATCATCGATCTGTCTGACCGTGAAGTAGGTGACTTGATTGACAAAGACGACATGGTTCGCACTTTGGTCGATCCAACCAACTCTTACACCCAAGCCTTCGGTATGGCGTTAGGTCGAAGCCAAGATGATTTTATCATCGACGCCGCGACTGGTACGGCGCTTACTGGTGAGACAGGCGCAACTAGTGAAACCCACGACACGACCAATCAGCAAGTCGCAGTCAATTTGAGTGGAGCTAGTGAAGGATTGACCTTGGCCAAGATTGTTCGCGCTAACAAGATTCTGCGAGATAACGATGCGGTAGTGGATGGCGATCCTCTTACGTTTGTGGCTGGTACGACTCAGTTAGAGAATCTGTTGAACGATAGCACCATCACAAGTGCTGACTTCAACTCCGTGCGGCTTCTGATGGCCGGCGATATCACCTCTTTCATGGGGTTCAATTGGATCATTATGACTCGATTGAGTTTGAACACCTCCACGGATGTTCGAACCTGTTTGGCTTATACGAAGTCCGGTATCAAGTTGGGTATCGGTCGGGACATCACTCACAGAGTCGGGGAACGCTCCGATAAGCGATTCTCGATGTACGCTTTCAGTAACATGACCATTGGGGCTACCCGCATGGAGCAAGAAAAGGTCGTGTCGATCCTCTGTGACGAATCTCCGTAATTGGCGATTCATGGTGTTTGGTTTTTAGTGTTAACGACTTAGATAGTGAGTAACGAAAATGACTATTGCATTATCCACTTTAGTGACGAACGATGACGCGTCACCTCCGGTCGCCAATGACGTCGGTTTGTCTGGTGGCCGCGTTCGATCGAAGAAAGGTATCGTCACGTTGGCAACGGGCGATCTCGATACTGGTGATATCATCTTGTTGGCCAATCTCCCTACAAACGCGAAGGTCGAAGGGATTTGGTTGAACAACACCGACTTAGACACGAACGCGACGGAAACTATTGAGCTTGACGTGGGCGTGTTCAGTTCGGCTGGCGTAGCTGAGGCTGCTGCTGTTTATTTTGACGGCAGTGTCGATGGCGCAGCGTTATTCGAAAACGCCAATCTGGATGGGATCAATGTGTTCTTCCGTGCTGTCGCTCTTGGAGAAAACGAACTCTGGGAAGATGCTGGAGACAGCACTGACCCTAAGGGTCTGAAAGCGGTTGGCGTATTGGTGAAGATCGGAGCGGCAACGGCTCAAGCTGGTACGCTCGGGTTCTTGATCCATTATACGGTTGACTAAACGAGGGATTGGTTGAGTCCTGCCCCGTCCTCTGGTAGTGGGGGGCGGGGTATTCTTTTAGGGATCATCTAAATGAGTAACACGAATAGCACTATCATCACGAATTTAATTGCCTCCCCACCAGTCAAAAATGACATCAGTGCGGTTGGCGGAAAGATGCGCGTCATCCACGATTCGTTTCAGGTTACGTCGGGGGATTTCGATGCGGTCGGAGATACGTTAGCGCTTTGTCGTCTATCTGCAGAAGCGAGAATTTCGCGTATCCGAATCGGCAATGACGATCTTAGTACAGGGACTTCTTATGCCTTCAACGTAGGAATCTATCCCAAGGGCGAACGCACGGCGGCGAATGCAAAAGACGAAAATGTGTTTGCTGCAGGGGTGACTCAATTCACCGGTCTTCAAGGCTTGATTGATGTGTTTAAACCCGTCGACCCAGCAGATATTGGAAAGCGGTTGTGGGAATTGGCCGGGGACGCTAGCGCATCAGCGGGTGTCTACGATCTCGTTTTAACAGTGTCAGTCAACGCCGGAACGCCCGCGACTGGGAATGTTGGGTTCCAGGTATGGTATGCAATTGATTAAACATGACTAACACGAATAGTAACTTGATGAACAACCTAGAGGCGTCTCCTGTTGTCAAGGAGTCACCTTTGGGGGTTAGTGGAAAAATTCGCTGGGAGTACTTATCGTTTACCCTGGCTCAAAATAGTTTTTCTAGTGCTGGTGATACGTTCAGGCTGTTCCGAGTACCGGCTCAAATCTATCCAGTGAACCTATCAATCGCTAGTGAGCGATACGATCTTGGCGGGACTCAAATAACAGAATTTGGAATTTATGAAGCTGGAGGCGTAGCAAAAGACGATAACCGATTCCTACCAAACTCTTTTGTGTTACGGAATGGGACTGTCGAGACTGATCTTTTCAGAACTAGCTTGTCGAGCGTTATGCAGATCGGCTTACCCTTGTGGCATTGGGCCGGTGATGCTGCGGATCCCGGTATTGGAGTTTTCTACGATATCGTCATGACCAATTTGGATTTGAGTGTGATCTCTCAAGCCGCGAATGTGATTGTTAAATTTCTTTACACCGCTGATTAACAGTAGAGGCACGACATGGCGATTAAATTTAAAATCCTTAACCTTGATTTCAGAGCTAGTACAGGCGCAGAGTTCCAGGGTGGTACTGGGGTACTTCAAGCCCAAATTAACACGATCAATACATTCATGTCATCAAACAGGTTGCTTGACTGGAAGATAGAAGGCGAGGTGATTGTCGGGGTGTTTAACGATGCGCTTTCATCCACGACAGAATTAAGAGGATTCAAGGCCGACACTGCTGCGAACATAGAAACGTTTCTTCAATCACTGAATGCCTTAACTCAGGTTGTGCGATGGGTTCTGGTTGAGGAAGGCGACTTTGTTCTGTTCGAGTTCACGCCAAACGTATAGACCTAATCTATGACGATGAAGCAAGTATTTTGTTCCGGGTTGGACAATCCGCTATTAGTCACAGCGGCGACCACGGAATATACTGCGCTCAATTCGCCTAGTGTTAACTGGAACACAAGCGAATCCAACGCATCAAATCTATTACCTGCTGGCGATATCACATCGTTTTGGGTCTATCTGACGATTGATCCGGGGAATGATGTGACGTTTACGATTAGAGATGATGGCTCTGATACAGGAGCATCGTTTACTATCGGCTCCGGCAATCAGACAGGCTCGTGGTCCGGTACTATCGCAATCGCTGCAAATTCCAAGATGGGAATCAAATATACGGTCGGGGGTGTAGATATTACGGGCACCATCCGCGCCGTGTGGGGCTACACATTCGAGCCAGCAGCAACAACCAAGGCTTGGTATCCGGTGTGGAACAACAACAATACCTTGGCCAATACGGTTGAATATGCACACGCCGATAGTTCAGCCAATTCAAACTATCAATGGAATGCAACGTTAGCGGATCGAGAAACGCTTTGGGGTTGTGCGGGAACGATAGGTGACTTACGAGTTGAAATGACGGGTGCACCGGGATCAAGCGAGAGCTACACAATCGAGTTTATGTTAAACGGGTCAGCGGTAACGACCGGGAGTCCCGGTAATCCACAGGTCGTCATATCTAACACGGACACCAGTGGAGAGGATACAACCAATTCGTTTGCGATTGCCGCAGGGGACTTCTTGGCGCTGAGAATGACGCCATCTACGTTAGCAGCAAATAAGAAAGCAAGGATCTATTTTTCGTTTGTCCCCGATACCGCCGACGAGCACCACATGGCGGGTGGTGGATCGAATCCGCTCGCCGCCGCTGGTGGCGAGTTCCATCAGATCGGCTTAAGCGGCGGTACATGGAATGGTACCGAAAACTTAAGACGTTCAATCCTCAGTGATGAGAAGGTATTTTCTAGTATTACCGTAGGTGTTGAGGTAGCTGTAACGTCTGGGTCTATTCTTTCGCACCTACGAGACACAGGTGGGGACGAGATCGATGTCACATTAATCGCCACAAACAGAACCGCTACAGATACAGTGGATTCCAATACGATTGCCGCAGAGCAATTGATGGCTAGCGAGGCAGCGGCTAGTAGTGTGGTGGGCGGTTTGGATCTTCGTGTGGCCTATTGCGTTAAACCTGTAGCGGTGGCTGGAGCGAATCCCAAGGGACCATTAGGAATGCCCCTGCATGGACCATTTGGAGGACCAGTATAATGTCAGGATCATATCAAGGTGATTTCACAACCGCTAACACGGTCTACGTTTTATTCAACACGTTTGACTCTAACGACCCGAGCGGATCCGTCACGCTGACGGGCCTGGCGGTAACGGATATTGAGATATACAAGAACGGATCTATTATCCAGCGGTCGAGTGATGCGGGCTATACATTGCTGGACACTGACGGTATTGATTTTGATGGTACGACCGGTATTCACGGATTCAGCATTGATCTGAGCGACAATACGGATGCAGGATTCTTTGCTGCTGGCGGCGAATACACGGTTGTTGTGGCTAGTGTCACGATTGACGCAGGTATCGTAAACTTTATTGCCTGCACGTTCTCGATCGAACGAACTGGCGGCGCGCTTGCCTTACTGAAGGGCGCCAATAGTCTCGCTAACATTGAAGACAAGATCGACATCATGGATACCAATGTCGATCAGATCGAAACAGCAGTTATCACTAATGCGGCGGGAGCTGATGTCGCGGCTGACATTATTGCGTTAAAGGCGGAGACGGTGCTGATCCTCGCCGACACTGCTGAGATTGGGACGGCTGGCGCCGGACTGACTGGCGTTAACTCTATCGTCAACGCGGGATCCTACGAAGGTGGTATGGTCTATATTGATACTGTGGGTGGTGTAACAGGAACAACGTCATATACGCATGGCACAGCGGTTAACCCGGTAGCTACTCTTGCAGAGGCAAAAACTATTGCCGATGCCTTGAACATGACCACGTTCTTCGTAACTGCTGGCTCTACGGTCACGCTTGCGGCGACGATGGCCGGTTATACATTCCTCGGTCATAGCTGGACATTAGCATTAGGAAGTCAAGCTATAACTGGCTCGACCTTTATCGGTGCAGAAGTCAGCGGGGTTAGTTCTACTGGCAGTTCGCCAAGAGGATACTTCAAGAACTGTAGATTCACGGGTGCGACCACCTTAGGCTTAATGGACCTATACGATTGCGTGATTGCAGCAGCCATCACCTTCAGTCCCATCGGGGCAAGTACAGTGGGGTGGCATCGGTGTTCTAACGGCACCAACAATGCGCCGGCAACTCTTACCTTTGATGCTGGTTCGATAGTCAACAAAGACGTGAATATCACCGATTGGCAAGGCGAGCTTATCCTAAACACAATGGGTGGCTCTGCTCAAACCGATACCCTATACATAAGCGGCACTGGCGTTCTTACTGAAAGTTCTGCGACAGCAGGAACGGTAACTGTTGGCGGCCCCTTCACAGTCACGCTTCCAGGATTAACTGTAGTCGTAAAGACTCTACCCGAACTCTCCGTAGGCGCACCTGATGCCACGCCATCAGTTGACGATGCAATCATGCTTGGGTACATGGCTCTACGTAACAAGGTCGACATCACCGCATCGGCCAAAGAAGTGCATCAGGACGATGGAACACTCATTGCCACCAAGACTCTATCGGATGACACTACCACTTATAGTGAAACCAAGATGGCATAATGGCTATTGACGATGCTGAAAAACGAAAATCCATTAGCGGCATCATGCTGGGGCTCCCCGGCGTTACGCCGAATTCATCCAAGGACAGCCAGTGGCGTCAGCAATCGGGATGGTCTTATGCAGGGGCTGGCGCTCCGGCTCCAGCCCCAGGTCCAGAGGATGGCAGTCGATTTCGCTTTACCCGGATTAGAAGTCTCGTAGGTAGTGAGGTACTTATATCATGAGCAGAGGCTTTTATGGAAATGTTCAACCGGGGGCAACGATCACCCTCCCTTGGTCAACAAATGACGCTAGTGGGGGTTCTATCACTACCACCTTGGGCTCGATCCGTGTTTATAAAAACGACGACTTAACTCAATCAACAGCTGGAGTCACGCTTTCGACTGACTTCGATAGCGTTACTGGTCTTCATTTGATCACCATCGATACCAGTGTCGATACGACGTTCTACGCGATGGGGAACATGTACCATGTCGTGTTGACCGGAGCGACGATCGATTCTCAGACCAGTTTAAATCACGCGATCGGATCTTTTGCGATCGGTGAGATGGTTGGGGTCTCCGATACCGCACAAGACAATGCGGATAACGTCGCAATCGCCAATCGTGCTTTAACTTTGATGGGCGAATCGTCGATCACCAATCTAGGTGACGACAATAAACGAGCTAAAGCAGCGAATATCATGCTCGTTCCGGTCCGCGATAGCGTGCTCGAAGCCCATACATGGAAGACCGCTCGGAAACTAGCTACGTTGGTTCAGGACACCACCTACGCCATATCAGCAGCGACTCATTCGGCCGATGTGGTGACCTTGACGGTTACTGGGCATTCAATCGCGGTCGGGACCAGTGTTGTGGTCGCTGGATTAGCACCAGATGCCCTGAACGGCACATTTACTGTAGTAACCGCTCCTGCGAATACAATCACCTATGCCCTAACAGGGTCCAATACGGTCACGGACGCCATAGGGACTATCCTAGACGCCGTAACCCCCAATTGGCGGTACACCAAGCAATTCTCTTTACCGAGTGATTTCATCCGCTTAGTGTTGATCGAGCAATCTACGACGGATTTCGAACTGCACATCGATAAGTTCATGACTACTCAGGGGACCGTGAAAGTAGAATACGTCTTCAAACAGACAGACGTATCTGCTATGGGACCGACGTTAAAAGAAGCCTTCGCCACTAAATTAGCATACGAGATGACTCTTCGACTCGACACTAGTAACACCAAACGGGATCTTCTAAGGAAAGACTACGAAACCGTATTAGCGGCTGCTCGAAATATAGATGCGTCTCAGCGTCCCGACGACATCATGCAATCGGATAATCTTTTGCAAGGACGACTTGGCGGGGACGATATCTATCGGCGAATCGAACCCGTGAGTTGAGTAATGGCGAACCAGACTTTTTTACAAAATAATTTCACCGCTGGCCAACTAAGTGAGTTATTGCTTGGGCGATCTGATGTAGGAAAATACTACAACGGTGCGTCTTTGGTGAAGAACTTCATCGTTAAGCAGCACGGACCTATCGTGAGACGACCCGGAACGAAGTATGTCGCCACTGCTAAAAACTCAACTGGAGTAAAGAAGCTAATTGATTTCCAATTCAGTTCATCCCAAACCTTCACGCTGGAATTCGGAGATCAATACATCCGTTTCTATAAGGAACGGGATCAACTTATGGATGATGGGAGTTTAAAAGCGGCGGGAACTTCTAGCACGCCTTTTGAAGTCCAAACCCCTTACGTATCGAGTTTTTCGCAATCTGTGACCGCGTCTAGCTACACCGACGTCGTAACCGGGACGCCGTTTGTTAGTGGTATACTGACGTGGGGGAAAGAAGATTCACTTCCTGAAGGGATTGCTAGATTTGATTTAGGCGTAGCGCATGGCCTTGTAGTGGGGGACTATTTTAGGATCGACAACGTCATAACATCCGTTGGAGCGGCTGGCAGTAAAGCTATCAATACGGTCCATACTGTCCTAACGGTTGTCGATACTGATACTGTTGAATTCACTCTAACAACCGATCCAGGTACTTGGTCTAGCGGAGGGGGCGCTTTACGAGAAGCCCTAGCAGTCTTCACGGTAGGGTCGTCTCATGGGTTCACTGCAGGGATGTTAGTGGACGTATCCGGAACCGGGCAAACAGAATGGGATGGGCGAAAACGTATTCGTCGAGTCGATTCAACTACGATCACTGTCGCACAGCCCACAAACGATGCCAAAACTGTTCCATCTGCTTCGTGGGCAGCCAATGTTGCCACTGTCGTGTTGACCATCGGCCACGGGATTAAGGTGGGAGACTCGATAACCGTGGAGGGAGTCGCTCCTACAGCTTACAACGTGACTGCTACCGTGAGCGCTATCACCTCTACTACGGTCAGCTATCCCTTAGTGATAGCTGATCCGGGTGCCTCTTCATCCGGAGGCACGTTGGATGTATTCCC